CCATGTCGATTTCCGTAAGGATGCCAAGCTGCTCCAACTGCTTGCTCATCCTTTTCCATTCCTTCTTCGCCTCGTCCTCAAGCCATGCCGGACAGCGCGGGGCTTTCTTTACAGGCTTCGGTTCTGCTGTGTTAAGGCTCCTCTTGCCCGGATTGCCCTCCAGAACCTTTATTGCCGTAGGCTTTGGTTTTCTTCCTCTCTGTGCCACTGTCCTCACCTCCAATCTATGGCATCAAAAAAGGACTCCCGAAGGAATCCTCTTTGTGTTCTATTATCCTCTTACAATATTCTAATTATATTCCTTCATAAGAATGCCGTATGCAACCATCGTTGCATCATTTTCTTCATCCGGCTCAACATCCCACCCTCTGTCATAATTTACGACTATCCTGCCTTCAATTTTTATCTGCAGCTTGGAAATTCTGCCTCCGTCAATGCCCCACTCACTTGGTTCATCAAAGTATTTGCACCAATAATGTGCCACCGTAAATTTTCCTTCGCCTGTCGGTACTCCAATCGTTCCCTCTTTCCACATGGTTATGTTCCTCCTTTTCTTTTGGTAGGTACATATTCGCTCTAAAGTGCCATTATATCCAGTCAATTCCGCACCATAAATGTACCAAACATCCACGGTATGGATTGTGCATTTTACAAATCATCATCCGTGCAGTAGGTCATCCCCATCTGCAGCTTCAGATAAATGTTCGTGTACCTGTCACGCTCGCTTCCCTCCGAGCCGGCCATCGCCTGAAGGAAGAAGACCTCCGCCTCCTCCCTTGATTCCCATGTATCCTCCCTGCCGTAGCAGACCGTTTTAATCTTTTCCATGTTCCCTCCTAAAATTCAAAACTGATTGTCAGCATCTGTCTTCCAAGGAAAAAGTCGTTCTGGATTAATGGGTCCTCCATGAAGGTTTCCTCTGCTTCCCCGATGTAGCGTTTCAGGGCTTCCTCCCCGACCAGTTCCTTTACCGCCTTCCGTGTGGTTTTCTTTCCGTCTAAGTAAAATCTTGTTTTCATGGCTATGTGCCTCCCTTTCTTTTGGTAGGTACATATTCGCTCTGTTCCGCTGATATATCCAGTTAATTCGCACCATAAATGTACCAAACATCTACGGTGCGTTTTGTGTACATTATGGCATCTTGCAGCGGTGTATGGTTTCCAAAATCTGCTTCTGTTCTTCCTCATCCACTCCCATGCTTTCCAAGGCTTCCCTTGTCCCGCAGTCCGGGCAGATGTATGTCTCGTTGTCCTTCCTTGAAAGGGCCGGAGCGCCGTGGTAGGCTTTCTGGCATCTTGGACAGATTCTTATCTGTGTCGGTTTCATTCCCATCCCCTCACCTCGCTTTCTTCCTCTGCCTTAATCTGTGCATCCGCAAGGTAATGCTCGTCAAACCCAAACTCGATGTACCCTCTCAGGCAGGTGCTGACATAGGAAAGTGTCGGCTTCCCAATCGGTCTGTCCTCGTGCATGATGTAAACGAAGCACCGTCTGTTCCGTATCTTCCCCGTGCGGATTCCCCTGACCTCAAGCATCATTTCCTTCTTGTAGTAGAAGGTCGGGTAACCCTCGTAGCGGTCCAGAGCCGCCTCGTCCGCCTCCGTGACCGCCCACACGCCGACTGGAACCCTGCCACCCTCCTTTGGTTCGATGGTGAGGTAAGACCCCGTCTTGCTCCCCTTAAAGAGCAGCTCGTAATCCTTGATTTCCGAAGTGCCGATGATCCTTGCCGAAGGGCAGCGCATCCGCATCTGTCCGATGTTCAGGTTGCTTCCGTATGCCACATAATATCTTTTTTCCATGTTTCCATCCATCCTTTCCGAGGGGTTTCTTCCCTTCTACCACCCCAAGACCGCCAAGGCGGTCATCGTGGTGGGCCTCAAAGCCGAGTCCTTCAAGCCACCCTTCCGTTGCGGAAGGCTGTGTCCCCTGAAAGGCGCTTGGTGTAAAGTTCCCTTGCGGTCTTGAATTCGTCCCCGATGAAGCCGAGGCGGAGGAGCCAAGTCCTCATTGCGTATTTCGGGTTTTCGTTCTGCTGCGGTTTCGGGCTTGCCGTCCTTACCGTCTTTGCCATCTGGGAAAGGGCAAGGCAAAGCTGGATGTAACTCTTAAGCTGTCCTGCGTGAAGCCCGTTCTGCTTTCCGTCTGAAGGTGCATCGAATTGGAAAAGCCGGAATTCAATCGTTCCCTTTGTGAAGGTTGCATGGTAGTTCAGCATATGGTATCTGCTGTCGTTGTAGTGCTGGCTTCTGCCGTATCCTGCGCCTTGGCTCGTGTACCAGATGTCTGCAAGCTCTGCCATCGTCTTTGGCTTCTTTTTGTTCAGTTCCTTCAAAAATCTTGGGTCTACCGTTCTGCAGTAGCGGTGCATCCTTCCCCTGTCCAGCCTTAATGCTTCTGCAATGAGTGCCTCGTGGCTTGCCATGATGTTTGCGAGGTTTCTCAAGGTCTGCGGTGTGTGTCCCTTCGCCCCGATGTGGATGTGGACTCCGCATCCCCTTGTGGCATCGCTCTTCGCCCCGGCGTGGCGGAGCTGCCGGATCAGTTCCTGCAAGGTTTCCATGTCGCTGTAGGTAAGGATTGGGGTTACCATTTCGCATTTCTCGCTGTCTGGTCCCGCAATGCTGACATCCTTCTGGAATTTCCATTCCCTTCCGCTTGCATCCCATGCTGACCAAGTGTAGTATCCGTTGCGGCCGGCTGTGTTTTCAAATCTTCCTGTTCCGAAGAAGGTGGCTGCCAGCTTTGCAGCCTTCTCCCTCGTTATGTTGTTCATCTCGACCTCAACCCCGATGGTCTGCTTCTTCATTTCTTCAATCTGGTTTGCTGTTTTTTCGTTCATGGCGTATCCTCCGTTTATTGTGTTTTCCCTTTCGGTAGTCTATATATCACTCTAAACGCACATAATAGCCAGTTATATCCCGCCATAAATGTACCAAAGATACAGGGTGTAAATAGTGTACATTATGGTGCTTATTCTTCCACCTTTTCACACGCATCCTCGCCATACACAATGCCGAGGTGGTTGCCTGTGTCCCAGGCCACATGGATGGTTCCCGTATCGTCCACGCAGTCGACCGTCCCTTCGGTTCCTTCGGGGATGTGGCTGAACGGGTCCTCCATCCGCACAAGGCGTACTCTCGTTCCCGCTGGGTACTGTTCCTTTATCTGATCCACGATTTCCAGTCTTGGAAAAAACATTCTACTCCACCTCCCCTTCCGAAGCTGTGGCGGCTGCCTTCCGTGCTTTCTGCCTGTCGTTCCATTTCTGCCTGTCGGCTTCCGTGCGGAATGCCGTGTGTCCCTTCAGGTTCTCAAGCAGCATCTTTCGTGTTTCCTTGCAGCCCTTTCCGTCAAAGCCGAGTCTTACAAGCCAGACTCTCATATAATATTTTTCATTTTCCTCTATGGTCTCCGTTGGAGAGATCCGCTTCTGCTCCCTTGCCATCCTTACCATCGCAGCCGTCAGTTCGCAGTAGGCTTTCGCCTTTGCCCCGTCCTCCGTGTAAGGGAATCCCGAAAAGCAAATGCACCCATCCGCAAAGGAAAATCCTCTGCCATAATCCCCAAACTCTGTGATGAAGGAGATTGCTTCTTCAGCGGTGGCAAATTCTGAATTTTCCAATGCCGTGATGAGTGCATCGTTTACTTTGAATCCGTCTGTCCCAATGGATTTGTTGATAAGGTACTGTTTGGAATGAATCATGTTGGCAAGGTTGATGATGCCCTGCGGTGTCATGTCCCCAAGCGGGACTGTGACCGCTGTCGAATTTTCCGTATCCGCTTCCATACTGTTTTCTTCCTCGGCAGTCCCGGATTCCATGAATCCCTTTTCTTCCAGCATCTGCCTTACCTCCTCTCCCTTTGTTTCGTCCTCTGTCAGAATAAGTCCTTCCCTGTCCACCGTGAAATCCCCGATTTTGTATGCGAAGGTTGGCGGACCAACATATACCGACCTCTCTCCAAGGTACTCTGCGATTGCCTTTGCAATGTCTTTTCTGTTCGTGGCTGTTGTTCTGATTTCCATAAGCCGTGCCTCCTTTTCTTTTGGTAGTATGCATATTACCTCTGAAGGCACATGATATCCAGTCAATTCTGCGCCAGAATGAAAGATTTATTCCCGTGATTCGGGGAGTGCCATAGCCACCGCAAATGCGACCGTTGCAGTCACCGCATTCCCTGCCTGTTTGTAAAGCTGGGCGTCCGAATTGACGGAGGCAGCACGGTCAAACAGCACATCGGGAAATCCCTGAAGCCGGAAGCACTCCCTTGGAGTAAGCCGTCTTATCCGTCCGCACTTCATCAGAGTACCCATCTGCCCGGAGCAGTCGAGTGTCTGGGAACAGCCCTTTCCGACACGTCCCCTTCTTGTAGGGCTTTCCGGATAGGCAAGGCTGATGCCGTCACCGATGTGGGCTTCATCATATCCCTGCTTTGTACCGTTGCGTACCTTAAGGACCGTCTCTTCTCCGGCAGTTACCTTTTCGCAGACAAACACACCGTGCCTGTCCTGTGAGGTGAGCGTGAACATCGGCTCACCGTCCTCTTTCATCCGTCTTCCGTTCTGGCGCTTTTCCATCCGTTCGGGCGTCAGGACGGGATGCACCTCAACCACGGCAGAATTCATTGCCGTGTGGTTTACCATCCCGGCAGTATACCTTGCAGTCAGGCACCTTGCCGTGTCTGTGATCTTCGGTGCGGTATTGGACTGGTCGATAAAATAAAGACCTGTCTTTGCACCGACACCTCCGGCATTCCCCACCAAGGTGGCGGAGACACCGTCCGTACCATATACACGGTATCCCTGCATTCCTCCTACAAGTTGGTTAAGAGTTGCTGCGTTTTCTCCGCAGAGAGGTAATATTTCTCGTCTACCTCGGCTTCTAAGATTTGCGATAATGAACACACGCTCCCTGTTCTGGGGGACTCCGA